AGGAAAATCTAGTCCCTTTTTGGGGTCTATACGGCCCCTCTTTTAAGTAAAAGTGCGATTGTGTCATGTAAAACAAGGTTTATCCCAAATTTTTAGACAAAAAAGCCGGGGTCATTTGCCCCGGCCGATATTTAAAAGTCTTTATATTTCTAAGATTCCTTTTTACGCTTGTACGCGAGGGTTGCGTTCATTGCTTTTTTGAATGCTTCTTCGTCAGGCAACTCATATGCCAGTTCTTTTTTGGCTGAAGTCACAAAATCACGCACTTCAAACGGATCAGTATTCTTTTCAGCCATCCCAAGAGCCCTATCTTTAATTGCTTCAAGAGCTTCGACCCGTTTTTGGCGTGTACCGGCGTCCATCCCTGGAATCAAATACGTTATTGTTTCACTATAGCGCCCATGTTTTCTAGATTTGTCAACAATAGAATGTTGACATATCAAATAATCAGGCAATAAACCCTTAATTACATGACTCCTGAGCAATACGCGTACTATCAACAACCTCAGCAGCAAGAAGAAGGTGGATTGCTTGACTTTTTAGGTAAAGCCGCCCTTGCAGCAGGTGCTGTAGCTGGTGGTATTGCTGGAACACGCTACTTAAGGGGTCGTATGGCCCAGCAGGCCCCTCCGCGTGAAGCTAAACGCCCCGGTGCACCCAACTATGAAGCGGTGAGGCGTGCGGCTGCAACTCAAATGCCGGAGAACCCAAAGGTAACAAGGTCACAAACACCACCGTCCCCTGGTTCCACTGCCGACCGAGTGCGTCGCATGGAGCAAATCACCCGTGAAGCCCGTGCTGAGCGGATGCCTGGGGTAATTCAAACCGATCTTGCCTCATTAGTTGCACAAACAGGTGCTCCTTCCCCGTCATTAAGCGCTGTACCCGTCAGTGCTACACCCGTACGCCCAGTCACCGGACCGATTGTGACTGATTTGTCACGTTTACAAGGTCAAGCGACTGAATTACCGTCTACTTACTACAGTCGTCAACCAGGTTCTTTTGCAGACATCACTTCTGCGCAACGTGAGATCACTGGAGTCAATGCAGCAGAACGTTTGTCGCAAGATCCAGAGTTATTGTCGCTTGTTCGTCAACAAAAAACAGAAGAGCTGTCGGAAGCTCGCAGCATGCAGGCAAAAGCTCAAGCTGAGTACCGCAATCTGTTATCTGAAAAAGCAGATGAGGCAATTCAATCTGTTCGAGCTGAACCTAAAAACTTTTTACAAGAACGCCTGGAGCAATCTGGATATGTTCCCACGCAAGTTGAAAAACAACAATCAACTGCTCCGGTAATTTCTGATCAATCAGTTAATGCCGTTTATTCCGCAGAAGATCAGCAAACAGGGCGAGTAAAACAACAACTTCAACGTAATGAGGATGTTGACCTTTCCAGGGTTGACCTTATGGAGGACATGGCGGAAGCTGACCGTCAAGCCATGATTCAAAACGCAGATCCATCTGAAATGATTGGGTATGAAGCAGATGCTTCAATTAATCAAATTGCTGCACAACTTCCAGATGGGCGTCCGGTTGATCAGGCAGAACAAACTGCAACACGTTCTTTGTCTTCTCAAGAACTGGCGGATATTGCCAAAACAGAAATGATGGCTTTACGCCAAGACTTAGCTTCTCGCGGTCTTCGTCCAGGCACTCAACGCTTTGAAAGAGCATTGGCGCAATCGTGGACCACAAAATCACTACCTGGCGTTCAACCTGGTACACAAGAATTTAGACGTTTACAAGAACTTGGTAAAGTAGATATCTCTCTTCCGTCTTCTGTTCGTAAAGCTGTTGATGTTGTGGGAGTTGGGGCAGATCCTACGGGGTTTGTTCCTGAACGGACGGTTGTTAATATTGGACCACAAGCTCAAATTACAAGTACTGCAGCAGGCACTGCAATTCGTGGAGCATCGCCTTCTTATTACGAAGCTATGCCGATTACGAGAGAACGTCAATTAACGGGAACAGGAGATCCACTTGTGTATGGAGCACCCGATGAAATGGGTCCTGACATTCCTGGCAGCGCTCGTGTTACAGCTTCCTTGCCATCTGATATTCCCCAATCGGCATTATCAAAACAAGAGATTAAATACAGTTTTCTTAACAAACCTCCTCAGCCCGAGCTTCCGGGTGGCTCTGCCGGTATTGGAGTTTACGGCATTGAACCCGCTTATGTACCTGGCGCCGTAAGTAAAGCAACAGGTGAGTATTCAGCCGCCTCTGAACGCCAACCTTCGTATGTACCTGGTTGGCTGCAGCGTAAACAAATGCGTAGTGGTTTTGAGTCACTTACCACTCCGCAACTTCAAGCTGCTGCTGAAAAAACAACTGGTCGTATTCAACAATCTTTCCAAGGAGAAATGCAACGTCGCCGGGCAGCACAAGAAGGACTTGCTGTTTCAGAAGCTTTGCGCCGAAGTAGAATCGAAGGACGCGATCCACAAATGATCTTGCGCCAACTTAAAATTGGAAACTAACAATGGCTGAAAAAAAGAAAAACAAAAAGTGGATCCAAGGCGCTGACATCAAGGAAGGCGCCTTTACGGCTAAAGCCAAAAAGAAAGGTATTACTTCTGCTCAGCTCCAGGAGAATGTTCTTTCCAATCCGGATAAGTACGATGAAAAAACAGTTAAGCAAGCACGGCTTCGCCAAACGTTGGTAGGATTAAAGAAGAAAAAAGACCAGAAGAAATCTGAGGGCTGATGGCAAAAGATGACAGGCTTGATCTAGGTCGTTACATTCAAAACCCATTTAATCGCCGTGGTGAAATTGCCAAACGATTAGATTTTGACGACTTGTTTCGCTCCGAAGCGGAAACCGGTCAGTATCCCTGGAACCCATCAAGGTTTGGTCAACAAGATTTAATGCGTCGTGCCATGACGCGTAAAATCAACTTAAACCCGGATCTTGAATTTGTTGGTAATACACCGTTCTTTGATGACAACAGCGAAGTAACCGAAGCATATGATATGTTTGGCCTAGGACGGTTTAACCGCCCAGAAGATTATGACTTTGATGAAGGTCGAGCAAAAACTACACAACGCCCTCAGGACCAACCTGATTTCAATCCCCAATGGATTGAAGCATACAAACTTAGTCCAACATTAAACCCTGGCAAGGTCGCCAAAAATCCAATGCCACGGATGCGTAATCCAGATCCCAACGGCTATCTGATGTCAATGGCGGAGAAGCGTGCAGAGAATGAGTTTGAGGACAAACCGTCAATCGCTCAACTCCTTGACCGTAAAGGCGTTATGAAATCAATGCCGGTCAAGGAGGAAGAAAAAGAAGGCGAAGATACGGCCAACGAGGAATCAGTGGAAACAAATACCTCCCCTGGTAAAACACTTAAATAACTGATCGTAAAATAAGCAAATAAGAAGTATAAAAATGTTGGGACTAGCTGGAAGAATTGGGGCTGCATTGCAAGGTGTTAAAAACGCCCCTGTTATCCAGCAACGTCTCGCTGGTGGTGGCAAAGAATTATTAGGACATTCTGCGCTCGGCGGTTTGTGGTCAGGTGCATCCACTGCAATGTTTACAGGCAATCCGGTTGCAGGACTTGCGGTTGGCGCAGCTGATGCCCTGTTAAGTGCGGGTGCCGCCAAACAACTTGGCAAAATCAATCCCAAGCTTGCGGGTAAATACTACACCGTTACTCCACCGGGTAGCAAGGTTAGCCATCAAGAATATCGACCAAGTGGTCCTCAGTCTGCATTGATGATTGGTACATCGATTGCAGCACCAATGCTTGTGGAACCTATTTTTGCTTCCAGTCAAATTGCAGGTTTATCTCAACAAGAACTTCAGCAGTTATCTGCAGAACCAGTTGTAATGGATCAAACGGCAACTGCTGAACAACAATTAATGCAGCGCCAAGCAATGAATCCTGGAAGCCAAGAAGCATTATCACCTGGGACGATGTTCCAAATGCAAGGCGTCGAATCGAGTCTTTTTCGTGGCGCCATTGATCCATATGCACTGACCAGGGGGGCCATGTAATGAAGAAAGAAAACCTTGTGCAACAACTTGGAAGTATTTGGGAAGACATCAAACTTGGTGCACGTAAAGCCGATGTAATTCAAGCTGGCCAAAAAGGTGTGTACACAAAAAGTGCCCCAGGTACCAGCGCAGGAGGTGCAAATGCTGCATATAAACCCGGTGCATCTTCTGTTGGATCGGGACTTGGTTACGGCCAAAGTATTCTTGATCCACGTTTTAAACAATCGCTAGCAGCAGAGGGTGTGACCCTCCGTGGCACACCAGCGCAGTTTTTGGGTGCTTATACGTCACGCCTCGTTGTGGACGCCGCTAACGACGGTACACGTACCTACTGGTGGCGTTACAACCACCCGCTTGCCGTATCGCAGGCAGGCGTTGGTTTAGGCATTAATGAAAAGGTAATTCCCTCCCCCACAATTCGTGCTGCCACTGCACTTGCAATTGCTGCTCCAGCTATTTCAGCCACTGGTACATTTGACATTACTAATCCAGAAGAGCAGTTTCGGCCTGAGGGGTACGCTCAAACTTATTCACCAAAAGGCGCTGAGGATAGGCGTCAAACCGGACAACCTGTTCAAGAAATGTTTGAACGTTTCTTTTTAGGGCGTACTGGTGATCCGTTAAAATACGAAACAGCAAAACAAGATATTCCAAGTCTTACTCCCCAGCGTTACGGTAACTACATGAATTACTTGTACAACGATAAGGGCCTGCTTGGTCTTGGTATTATCAAAGGAACCACAGAAAACCTACAAGGCAATCCTGAAGTTCGCATGCTTGGATTCCCAGTTACCTTACCAATGGTTGGCGGTTTTACTGCAGGTACTCTTGCTGCACGGCAGGCGGCTATTGCTTTGAATCGACCAGGTACTTCACCAGTTAAGAAATTACTGGGAACCATTGCCGCAGCAGCAGGTGGTTCAGTGGCTGGTGTTGCAGCAGGCAATCTTACCAATTCCGCAATTGCTGCAGGTAATCGACCGCAACTTCCAACAACTTCTGAATATTATTCTTCTACTGCTCAGTGAAATAGCAGTGATAGAATTTAGCAATAACAAATATTCCAATAATGGCAAACGTTACAGGAAGCGGCGGTGCTTCTATGGATCCAGGGGACCTGCAACGTCGGATGCAACAGGACCCTGGCTTTTTTCAACAAGTCATGAATTACCTTGGCGGGGGTGGTGCTTCCCAGCCGGGTGTTCAAGTTACTGGTGGTGGCGCAAGTAGCACTCGTCAAGGTTTTCCTATTACTGGTGGCGGTGGTGGCGGTGCGCAAGTTACCGGATCTACTTTTGGAACTGCCGGAGCAAATGCTGCTCCTGGAACGGGAGGAGCCTCCTCTATTCCTCAGATGGGTGCTAATGCTGCTCCTGGTGGCGGTGGCGGCGGTGGTGGCCGCCCTCCGGTCACGGGTACAGGTGCACCAGCGCCAGCACCTGGTGGTGGTCCTGGCCCACTTCTTAGTGGTCTTGGTTCCAGGGCACAACAGGCCGTTGCCGCCCAAGGTGGTGTGCGCGGGATTGCATCTAAAGGCTTAGGTCTTGCTGGTAAATACGGCCCCTTGATTGGTGGTGGCCTTGCTCTTGCGCAAGGTGATGTACTTGGTGCGGCCGGTACTGTTGCTGGTGGCGTACTTGGCAGCGCGTTTGGTCCTGTTGGTTCTATTGTTGGTGCCACAGTTGGCGGCGGTGCTGCTAAAGCTCTTGCCGGTGGTGCTGCCAAAGCAGTTGAAGCAGTAACTGGCGCAAAACGTGAAGCAGGACAATCTGGGATTCTTGGTGGTGCTATCCCCGGTCTTACCGCAGGTGATCTTCAAGCTGCTGAAACACTTCGTAGCGGCAACATCAAAACTGCCCAAGAAATGCTTCCGCTTTATCAACAGTATCGCGGCGTTGATATGCAGAACCAAATGCAGCTTAACCAACAACTTGGGCAACTTACTGGCGCATTAAACCGTCAAATGTACGCTGCACAACTTGCAGGCGGTTCGCAGCAGCAGGCCGGTCAAACAGTGCGCGATATTCTTGCCTCTTCTAATCCTTATGCTGCTTCCGTCTTTAGGGCTGGTTGATCATGGATCCAAATGCTTTTGCTCAAAACTATAGGCTCTTATTCGACCAAGGGAAAAGCATGGGCCTTGGTGGATCCGAGTTAACTGATTTTGTTGCCCAAGGTATTACCGCAGGCAAGGAGGGAGAACTTGAAAGAGCAATAAAACCTATTCTTGATATACGAAGGGAAGAGCGTGATCCCGCATATCGTCAACAGGTATTAAAAGATCAGCTTGAGTTTGATAAAGCAAGGATGCAAGAAGCTGGTAAATACAAAGCCATGTTTGATTTACCAAATGCGTTAATCAACGCATACTCTGTTCCTTCCAGGATTCAAGCCCAAGGTGCAGCTGATATTGCGCAAATGATGTCCCAGGGTGCTGCAAACATTCCTAATCTGACAAACTATCAACGCGGTTCGTTTAACTTCAGCCCGAATCGTTATTTCTAATGTGAATGACAGTAGACTGTAGAAATGAAATTTCCCAACTATTTTTCCCCCTTTAGCAACACGAACTTTGATTCGTTTACCCCAGTTGCTTTTGGTGAAAATACAGGGAGTTTAAGCAAAGGAGTAAGTAAAAGAGGAAAAATGGCTTTTGATCCGCTTACATTAGGTTTGGCTGGCGGAAGCGCACTTGCTTCTCTATTTGGCGCAAATAGAGCAGCTGATACGCAAGCAAGTATTGCCAATGCACAGATGGCGGCTGCGGCCGACCAACTCAAATGGCAAACAATGCTTGGCCGCGAACAAGCATATGGTCAAGCCGGTCAAGAAATGGCAGGCCGCACTGCACAAGGCACCTGGATGCCAGACCTGGAACTTGGCAGGCAGATGTTTGCGAAGAAGTTTGAACGGGGCCCACTTGCTGAAATGGAATCAGCCACTTTATCTGATCGTGCTCGCCGTGGTTTTGCCCTTGAAAATTCTCTTGAAGCACGCGAGCAAAGTCAAAGAGAAAACAGGGCAGCGTTAAAACGTTCCCTGGCTGAAAAAGAAGCCGCAATGGCTGGTATGTTTGGTCGTATTGCTCCACGCGATGTGGGCACAATGTTCGTTTGAGGATTAAATCATGGGTGGCGGCGGCACTAGGGTTGAATATAAATCCCCTGAAATTCCAAGGGACAATACTTTTGCTGAGTATTTAAAGTATCAGCAAGAAAGAGAGGCGCGTGCAGAGCAGCGTGCTGATACGGAAAAAGCAGAACAAAAAGCAGCCGCCGAGGCACGCAAATCATCTGGTGCAGCTGCATACTCCGGAATGCGTTCCGGAATTGAATCTCAACTTCGTCAGGGTTTAATTTCGTACAACGATGCAGCGTCACAATTACGTGATTATGCATCCAAATATGATCTTTCTCCACCGGAGCAAGACGTTGCTGGATTGACGGATATCTATACAAAAGAACTTCTCCCTGGTCGGCGTGCCACAGGGATTGAGTCTGCATACGAAGAAACTCTTGGGCGCAAAGCTACTGAAGAAGAAAAGTCAAAAGCCCTGGAACGATTTGGACAAGGTTACTACAGCACTGTCCAGGATCTTCGCGATTCTCTTGCAAAAGGTCAAGAGTATCAAGATAAGTTCAACAATAGCTATCTTGATAACTACTACGACACAACGTTTGGCAAGCAAACGACTGACGCAGTTGGCAAAAAAACAGGACAACGTACTTTCAAATTTGACAAGAATCTTCTCCCCACCTACGCCGACGCAACCAAAGCAAGGGCTGGGGTCCAGCTGCCGAACTTTGCTGATAGTTTCACGGGAACTCCCAGTGAAATTGAAGAGAACCTGCAAAACGTACGTGATACCCGCAAGTATCTTTACAGCGCCGGGTTGACCAACCTCCAAGGGGAGATCGACAAAGAAACCCAGAAGTTGAAAAATGAAGGCTCCAGGGAAGTTGCCAAGATTAATTCCTTTGGCAGCGTGGCGTCAAACCTTGTTTCTGGTTTCTGGAGCTAATCCATTTCCAGTTGAATTACCCTTGTTATAATCGTTTTAGTCCGCAAGATATTTAGATGTCTTCTACACCCGATAGTCAGCCCACGGGCGATGACTATTTTGATATCAATAAATTTGAACAGCTGCTTCAGCGACTCGAAGGTTCCAAGGGTCGTCAACAGCGTCAAAAATCCCTTGAAGGCCGTCGTGACATCTACGCTCAAGGCCTGGCATCGATGATGTCTAACTTCTGATTAGGTACTAAAAAATGTCTGCCACTCCCACTGGTCAACCTACAACTGACGACTATTTTGATATCAATAAATTTGAGCAGCTTCTTCAGCGGCTTGAAGGTTCCAAAGGTCGCCAGCAACGCCAGAAATCTCTTGAGGGTCGCCGTGACATCTATTCTCAAGGCCTGGCATCGATGATGTCCAACTTCTGATTTTTCTTGTAAACTATCTAAGCCATGACAAGCAGTGTACCCGCTGGTCAAACAGACGTTGATGACTGGTTTGATCTAGACAAGTACCGCCAGGCTGCTGGTGTGGCTTACGAATTTTCCAAGAAAAAAATGGAGACTGCTGGTGAACAAGAACGTGAAACCATCGGTAAGGGCGCAGAAGAACAACGTACCTCCTCTGAACAAGGCCAGCAGTTCAAGCAACGCGACGAAGAGCGGGATTACGGGCAGGCCCAACGAGCTTATCGATATTGAGTTATTTGATTCATGGGTTGACAACCTCGATGCGTCAACTCAGGAAACATTTTGCTCTTTTGCCAGCAACAACTATTCCGTAGTCGAAGTCTACTTGTATGCCCGGTTCTTGCGGTATACAGGTAGCATCACTGCGTGTGAGCTTTGGGTGCAAAACAATTACCCCAAGGCTGACCATCGTCAAAAACTTCTGTATGAAATTGACGAGATGCAGGAGGATGTTCGCAAACTCCGTGAAGATGTTGAGAACGGCAATGTCAAACGTGATGCAGGCGTTGCCCGCATTGCGTCAATGCAAAAAGAAATCCGTGGTCATATCGAACAAATTGACCGATTCACTGGCATGAAAGATCGCAAGGGACTGTTAATGGCTGGTGCTGATCGTGCCATTCGTGAACTCCTATCCGTCTTCAAGGACGATCCCATTGAGATTCCCCTGGAAGAAGCGACAATGAGTGTGTGGGCAAAAATGCAACTTGATGAATAACTGCCTTAAAATATTGAGGTGCAACATAACATTGTTAACAGATAACTGATTTAAATGGCTGGTAAAGTTCCTCCGCAGTTTCTTGCGCACCTTAAGAAAAAAGATGCGAAGAAAGAAGACGGCACTGAGATGTCGGACAAGGAAAAACGTAAGGCCGCTTTAGAAAAAGCACGTAAGTATCAAAAGCAAAAAGCCAAAAAACAAGAAGACAAAAAGTAAGGTAGTATTCAGTAATACTCTGAATTACTGCTGTGCCAAGCTATACGCATCTTGCTTACCGCCGCAATGCTCAAGCCGCCGCACGCAGACAGCAAATACGCAAGCCACGTAACGCAGAAGCACTGAAGAAAGCCCAGGAAGATTTTGGCTTCTTCTGTGAATACGTAGCGGATAAACCACCGGCTGCTCATCACCTCAACTGGCATCGACACTTTGTCACCGAGGAGGACAGCAGCTGTCTCATTAAGATCGCTGGTCCCAACGTGGATCTCCTGGCACCCAGGGGCTCCGCTAAGTCCACAGTGTTGGGTCTGCTTACGGCGTGGGCCATTGGCATCCATACGCACGCAGGGCTGCCGCTGCAGATTCTTTATCTGTCCTACACCGTTGACATTGCTCGTTCCAAGTCTTCCACCATCAAACGCATCATTGAAAGCAAACGATACCAAGAGGTTTTCCCTAAAGTTCGCCTTCTGAAGAACGCCACCAGTAATGAGTACTGGTCAATTGATCACAAGTTTGCTGGCATTGATGTAACAGGTGACGAACAGTTTACGCTTTGCGCAGCAGGCCTCAAGGGTTCGGTGACTTCCAAGCGTTCGCACTTGGTCATGATTGATGACGCCATCAAGTCAGCCGCAGATATTGCCAACCCTGACATCAGGAAACAGATGCAGGACAACTGGAATGCTGTGATTGCACCCACCATGTTTGAAGGCGCACGAGCGATCTGCCTTGGTACCCGCTTCAGACACGATGACATTCACTCCACAACATTTAATGAACAAAACAACTGGCAACAGATTGTTCTTTCAGCAATTCAAAACAATCCCATTTCCGGCGAAGAGGAGTCGTATTGGCCAGACATGTGGTCATTGGATTACCTGAAGGAGAAAAAACGGCAGGCACCAATTGCTTTCTCGTTCCAGTACATGAATCAAGTCATCCGGCAGAACGAACTTTCGTTGGCTCCAGAGTTGATTGTAAAAGCGGAAATTGCAACGGAGTTTGACGCCCTTGGGGTTGGGGTTGACCTGTCTGCTGGCACTAAAGAGAAAAACGATTACACAGTTATGATTCTTGGTGGTCGCATTGGCGACCGCATTCATATCATTGATTACCGACGTATTCGCGTCATGGGTAACCTTGAAAAACTTGATGCCCTCAAGGAGTTGTTGAATGATTGGTCAGTGATTGCCAAAGACGAACAAAGCGGTTTGTATTACCCCAGCTATTCAACGTGCGACATTTGGAGTGAGGCCGTACAGTACCAGGCTTCCCTGGAGGCAGACTTCAAGCGTGTTTGCTTGAACAATGAAGGCCTCTACAATTTAATTTGGCATCCCGTTAAAGGTTTCAGGGCAGATAAGTTGGCCCGCTTCCGTGGCATTATGGGAATGTTTGAGGACCGCAAGATAATCTTCAACCGTTTTCGTAACTTCACCAATATGTTTGAAGAGCTTACCAACTTTGGCGTAAGTAGTCACGACGATACGGTTGATGCGTTGGTCTGGCTTGTTACCGGATTAGCAAGAAAAGGACAGCTTCACCTCGATTACTGACTCTTAGAATATTAAAAAACCTTGGATTCGTGGGACCAGAATATTTAGCTATTGCTCTTACGGCAGTGATCTCAGCTGCGACAGGTGGCTCCTGGGCAATGAGTAAGCTTATGAGCCGCCTGGGTGAAAGACTTAATTCACAAAGCCGAAGGGTGGATCTCTTGGAAGACCAGGTCAACCGCATGCCACTGGACTACGTGCTCAAGGTGGACTTCTTAAGGGAAATTCAAGAAATGCACAGTAATTTTCGCGAGATCAATAATAAGCTTGATAAACTGATGGAAAAGCTTTTGAGCAAATGAGCTACATCCTTGAAGTACAAGAGGACGAAAACGGAGATCAATACATTATTTTGCCCGACGAAGTAATCGAAGAGTTGGGTTGGCTAGAAGGCGATGTTTTAAATTGGGATGTACGCGGCGAAGGTATCGTAATTTCCAAGGTAAATGACGCTTCAGGTTACGAAGTTTTAGAGGACTAGAATAAGGGAAAACAAGATAAGCACATGTATTACGGCGGAGAACTCAACGTCCCTGGAGCCCCAGGCAATTTAATTGCCGGTAATCCAAGTTTCGATATCAGGCGCACACCTGGTTCGTTGGGTGGTAGGTCGGGTGAACAACTGCGTCGTTTATATGAAGGCGGTACACAACAAAATCAACAACTCAACGACGAGCTAATGAGACGCGGCATCAAGCCCGGAGCTGGCCCTCAGCTCCCTATGGCGTTTGGTTCCAGCAATTTACCTGGCGCTATCGGTAATATCCAGGGGATGGTCGACGCTTATCAGCTCGGCCAAGCTGGGTTTAATTCCAAATTTGTTTCGTGAGGAAACGGTATGAAAACTAAAAAACTTGTAAAGCAAGCGCTGCATCATCCAGAGCTTTATTCCTCTGCCGAACTGGTGTATTTTGGCAAATGGTTAGACCTTAAGAAGCAGGCAAAAGCTGCTAAGATTGAGTCAAAGAAAAAGGAAAATAGTTAATGGCTGTCGACGCTAAGTCTAGACTCAAGGAAATTATTGACTCGTATCTTGAAAAAGACGGCGGGTCAATGATTGACACTGGCGTCGTAGCTTCACACCTAGCGCAGATGAAATTATTCGGCATCCGCCAGGGTGTCGAGTTTTTTCCTGTGCAGGATAACTTTGGTAATCAGCGCAAAGACTTTATTGATCGTGTAATCAAATACAACTCTCTTGACATCCGCTTCGATTCTATTTGGGATTATTCACTTTGTGATGGACAAGGTCTTTTTTACATCCGTCCAACTCAGAACAACTATCGTCTTTACTACTTTCGTAAGCACGAATATCGTAGCTATTACAACATTGATGGCGAGCTTGATGAAGTTGTAATCATCTACAGCTACAAGGTCAAGAACGGGTTTGGTTACCAGCAGGACATTGATTCCGCAAGCTTAAGTGGTCCGGCCACCATGGGACAGGGCGGCGCAAAGCGTTACATCCGCCTTTCAATCAAACGCAAAACGATTGAAGAAACCCACTCGGAAGGTGAGCTGTCGTTTGATAGCAACTACCAAGCAAATTTCGGTAGGACAAAAACGTTCACAAATACGCTGGGCTTTATTCCTTGCGTAGAAATTTTCCACAACGTCAAAGGTTTCTCCACTGAAGGTGTCGGTGAATTTGAAGCGTTAGCCAATCACATCTGCACGCATGATGAAATGGTTCGCACCATGCGTAAGAACGTGCAGTTCTTTGGTAACCCCACACTTCTTTCCTCCAGGCCCAAGACTGACCTGATGGAGGCCGGTGGCGAAAACGTTGTTCAGCGTCCTTCTATCGCAGCCAACTCTGGGTTTAGTGGCCCCAGTGGACTGAGTCAATCCCGATTCAAGGCTGATCCAATCCACCGTGGTGTTGACGGTCAGATCAGAGTTCCACGCGTCATTGCAAACCTGGAACCAAACGACCGCGTTGGTTACATTGTTCCTGATGCCATCACTGGCGACCAGAATTCTTTCGCACGTCAGTACCGAGAAGAAATTCGCACTGCCCTGGGTGGCGTTGACGAACTGTCAATTTCTGCAGGCGTGACTGCAACTGAGTACAAGTCACTGTTTGGTCGTGTTTCTGCCACGTCCAAGAAAAAGGCAATTGCTATTTACACTTACGGTATTTGCCGTTGTTTTGAGTTAATTATCTACCAAGAAGAACGTCTGTTCAGGGAGACGCTTGCCGCTGCTGCAGGATTAGAAAAACCCCTGGATCTCCCAGAGGAATCTAGTGCGGAAGACTTGGCAGCGTACAACGATGCCATGAGTGCATTTGATGATCAGGTCAAGCAGTTGATGATGGCTTGCCTCCAAACGCAGCAGATCCCGCCCGGTGTTTCTGGTTTGATTCCAGATGGCGATGTGACCATGCAGTGGCGTTGGCTTGGGCCTGTTTATGAGGATTCCACTCAAGACATCCTGAACAACTCCATCGTGGTGCGCAACTTACAAGAGTTAGGTGTTGATAGCATTGAGGCACTGAAATACCTCTTCCCGTCCAAGACGGATGAGGAACGGGCCGAGATGTTATCTGGGTTTCCGTTCAGAATGGTGAATGAATTGCAGGGTGCATACTCTCAATTTGCTCGCCTTGTGGGGGGAATGATGCAAACTCCCCATCCGCAATCACCGGACTTACCGATGGCTGCGGACCCGCGATTAGATTTAACACCCTATCTATATCGCACTTTAGAAGCTTTACAAAAGGAGATGAGTTATGCAGGACGCTACCGTCCAATCGATCCCACAGACGAGCCAAGCACCAGTGGCCGTCGCGCCGAGCAGCTACGTGGTGGCAGCACCGCAAGCAGCTCCGGCCAGCTACCAGGCTCCGGCTCCGGTGGCGTATCAGGTGGGTACCAGTTACCCCCAAGCGGTACCTCAGGCAGCCCCCAGCTACCAATCCAGCCCTACTCAGTACGCCCCCCAATCCCAACCGGCGGCGGACTCGGCGGGGAATCCCTGGGAATCGGCGTTCAACAAGGTGGTGAATCTGCTGAGCGCACCAGTCCAATCCCCGTTCCAGGGTCAACCCTCGCAGCCGACGACGGCGTATACCCCGGCCAATTACGGACAGTACAGCAGCCAAGCTACGCAACAATCGGCTCCGCAGACTTGGTCTCCCAACCAGGCATACTCGCCCAGCTATTCCCCAACCTCCTCCAATCAATCCTTGCAGGAGGCGGCAAGCCAAATGGCGGACCTCCTGGGAATGAGCCAGGACAGTCGGTACGTGATGGACGCGTTCGGGATCGAAGCTCCGGCAGTGCTGAACAACTACGCTCTAAACCTGGAGCAAATGCTGGACAGCGCCGTCGCGTGGGGAAACCGCGCCGCTGATACCATCAAGGGTTACGCTAATTTCGCTGTTAACGAGCACCAAGAGAATCTTGCCTACAACGAGATCCTTACCAATCCCGATGTCCTGAGCGATTACACGCTTAAGTTCTTTGGTCCTGAAGGTCCGTACCCTGTGTACGAAAACGAGCAGGAACTTGAGACACGCGGTTACCCGACTCAGTCGATTGGTCAGTTCCAAGCTGGTAACTTCCCTGCTCCCCCGACAGCTGCTGCTCCGCAAGCACCTGAGAATTTCTGGGGCACCTTTGGCGAGATGATGAATCGCGATCCCCAGAACGCCTGGCGCGTCCTGAACCAAGCTCAGCCTCAAACTGTTGCAAACAAACTGTTTGTAATGGAGTGATTTAATGCGGCCAGCAGTTGCATTTGAAAATTGCTGGCTGCTAAAATTTGTGTTAGATAAGACACATGTGTCTTTATCTTTCACCCGATAAAAACACTAACACTGGAGGATAAACCAAGGTGTTTATTGATAGCTAGTTCAGATCCTGGTAGGTATTTCCTT